GTGCTACATTAACCGTAACCAAGAGTGATGACACAACTGTCTTAGGCACTAGAACTGTTACGACGGATCCAACAGCAGAGCCAATTATCGGTATAAATAGTGACTAATGGAGGCTTTCAAAACTATTTACATTTGATGTACGGCTTGCCCAACGGCTTTATTCAAGCCAAGACGCAAGTCGATACATCTGATATTCTTAATAGAGGATTAAGAAAACGGCGTAAACGTAAGACCGAAGAAGAGTTACTAGAAGAGTATTTAGCAGCTCAAATTTTGCTTGGAAGAAGAGAGGAAGCACTTGCGGCAAAAAGAGCAGCAGAAGAAGTACTAGAACAAAAGAACTTAAAAGCAGAAGAAAAAGCAAAACAGGTAAGATTTTTAATGTTGTTTATGCTAATGGATGATTAGATGAGCCAGAAATACAAACTGTTTCAGTATTGCCCAGTTAAAGAAAAAGTAGTTCCAATAGATGAAGTTCAGCGCAGAATAAACACAAATGCTCGCGACTTATTCATTCAGGACGAGATGGAACCAACCAGGAATCCATTAAATCCAAAAGAGATTTACACAAGTAAAGCAAAGTTGAGAGCGGCCTATAAAGCTGCAGGTGCTGTGGAAGTAGGCGATGCGTACGAGCGAGGCTACAATCCTGAAAAGGATATGGCGTCTAGTACGGACCGCATGGTGAAGCAGTTTATTCAAAATGTAAGGGAGCGAATCAATGGATAACTTAAAAGCAACACAGAATACTGACGTTGAGAGCAATGATAGTGAGACAGATAGTGCTGAAAATTTTAGCATTAGAGAGTCTTTGACCAGAGCTTTTAGTAATGAAGATGAGGCTAAAAGAGTTAATGATCCAGGAGCAAATGAGCCTGTAAAAGAGGACGATGATGAGGCAGAAGAGGAAACCTCTGCGCCTGTAGCAGCTCAAACAGAACCAGAGCGCATTCCTTTAGCCCCTCCTGCCGACATGAACGCTATGGAAAAGGAGGCGTTTCTTAATCCTACTCCAGCCAATGCTCATGTGCTTCAGCAGTACATGAACCGCAGAGCCTATGAGACTAGGTCAGACTACCAAAGGCGTATGCAGGAAGTGGAGGAATTGCGAAAGCAGACCGCAGGTTTCTATGACACCATCAAGCAGTACGAAGGTGAGTACATTAAGGATAAGATAAACATATCTGACGTTGCCAAGAGGTCGATTGAGTGGGACGTATCGATGCAGAAAGCGCCGGTTGAAACGGCTCTTGATTGGCTTGATTCGTACGGTCTGACGTTGGAGCAATTAGCTGCTTACAAGAATGGTCAGCAGTACAACAATGGCTATCAGCAACCACAGCAAGGCTACAGCTATCTTACTCGCGAAGAGGCAGAGAGAATTGCGGAGGAGAAGCTCCAGGCTAAGCTAGGAGAAATCGAACAGCAGCGTACACAGGAAGCTGTTGCCTATTATAATGAGCGTGTCGTAGAATCGTTTACAGCAGCTAAGCCGCTATTTAAGGATCCAGAGACAGCCTCTCAGCTAGAGGCCGAAATGGCTCCGATAGTGCAAGCATTAGCTGGCACAGGCAAGTATAGCTCTCCAGAGGAGATCCTAGAAACGGCCTACAATTACGTTGTTGCTGGCAATCCTACCTTTTCCAGTCTCCATAAAGCGATGACTGCAAAGCCAATGATTGAGCAACAAGCAGCCGAAGCCAAAAAGGCGCAAGCTGCATCGACTTCTATATCTGGCTCCGCTGGTTCAGGGACTCCCAGGCTACAAGTAAAAGACTTGAGGGATAACCTGCGCCGACGTATGTCTGGCGAATAGCCTGGAGTAGACGCTGGTTGTCCTTCTTAAACCGTTTATAAAGGACAATCATGGCAAACTTAGAGGAAGCAATCGTTGCAACCTTGTTTGATCAGAGCGATCAGATCGCAGATGTTGTGCTCCATCACAACGTACTGACGAAAGTTCTGGACGAGCAAGGTTTAATCAGAAAATTCTCTGGAGGATACGAACTCCGCAAGCCTGTAATGTACAATGATACAGCACAGGGCGGTTTCTACTCCGGATTCTCGTCATTCAATCTTGATGCAATAGAGGATGCTACAGCATTCCGGTTTGCGATTAAGCAGTGTTACGAGCCAGTGGCTCTTAACGGACGCGAGCGTCGTGCTAATCGTGACCAGGCTCAGCTCCTTGACTTGGCAGAGATGAAGATGAAGGCTGCTATCAGCCGTCTCCGTAACACCGTATCTACCTCGCTTCGTGGCGATGGAACTGGTTCTGGTGGACTGGAGTTCGACGGTATCAAGAAGGCAGTTTCGACTTCACCATCGTCAGGAACATATGGTCAGATTGATCGTGTGTCTAACTCGTTCGCTCGTAACTTGGCAGTAAACGTAACTCTCTCCGCATCAAATGTGCAGGAGCAGATTACTGACGTTATCAGCCAGCTTACTCGTGGTTCTGAGCAGCCAGACCTTGGTCTTATGGACCGTACGGCATGGAAGTACCTCCATAGCTCACTCACTGCAATTCAGCGTATTCAGCTTCCTACGAAGAAGGCTACTGCTGGTTTCAGGGCGTTGAACTATGACAACTGCGACTTCGTGTTTGACGGTGGATTCAACTCCTCAGTGCTTGAGACTAACTCTTGCCGACTGCTCAATACTAAGTATTGGACATTCGACATGGTGCGTGGGGCAGACTTTAAGCCTCTCGCTCCTGAGATGGCTCGTCCGGTTGATCAGGATGCTTTCTTCACGGTTATTATCGTTGAAGGAAACCTCTGCTGCTCAGCTCCTGCACTACAAGGTGTTATTTACGCTTAATTAGTATAGGAGAATATTATGAGTGGTTCAGGATCATTCGGTGTAAATTTTAAGAAGACCTGGGACGGAGTTTCGATTCCTTTGCCTGCAAAGGTTAAGGATGTCGGACATTCGACTGAAGGCTCCTTCGTATTCGTTCAGGCTAGTGGCGCTATCGCTCAGTATGACTTTGTTCATATTGATGTCGATGGCCAGGCTGCTAAGTGCACAACGACTCTCGCTGCTCAAACCAGCCAGGTTGGTGCTGCTCAGGTAGCTGCTGCTGACAACGAGTACTTGTGGGTCTGGATCGGTGGGCCTCAGGGCGGTGGAGCAGGTAAAGGTATCAAAGGTAACATCCTCACTGGATACGTTGCTAAGAATACTCTTAACACTACTGCTACTGCAGGTGCTGCTGATGATGCTGCTACTACCAAGCTAATTGGTGTAGTAGGTCTTACGGCTACATCAGGAACACAGGCTGTAGAGCTTGCTTCCACAGCAATCATCACAACCTAGTTGTGTGCGAGGAGAGGCTTGTTTAGCTCTCCTCTCTTTTTAGGAGTTTAATATGCCATTAGTTACTGACTTAATGGGCTTAGGAATGCCGCCAGAGCAGGCCAGTGTGATAGCAAACGAAACGCTATCATCAGCACCAGCTTTGTCGTCATCTGGAACTCTTACGGCTGCTGGCTCCACCATTGCTGACGCTCTTACTCTTACCTCGTTTTTCAACTTGGTAGGAACAGCGGCTGCCAGTACTGGTGTAAAGCTGCCTGTAGATTGTCCAGTCGGCCAGGCTGTTTATGTAGTAAACAACGGCGCGAATGCTCTACGAGTATACGCCCAGAGTTCGCAAACAATGAACACGTCGATTGCTGGAGCAACTGGAGTTTCGGTTGCAACAACTCAGGCTGTTCAGTGTGTTCGCCAATCGGCAACAAACTGGATTGTTCTGTTACACACTAAGGCAACTTAGTTTGAAAGGGGGGCTTGTCCCCCCAACTTTTTAGGTGATTTATGCCAGATTTTACTCCTTCTAATCCTACAGCACTGTTTCCTGCTAGGCGCGTAGCTGCTGTAACTCCATCAGATACTACTGATCTATCAGGCTGTCGGGCTCTCTGGATAGGTGGCGCAGGAAACGTAGTCATTAAGTGTGTAGATAATAGTACTGCTGTAACACTTATAGTGCCTGCAGGAACTCTTTTGCCGGTCTTTGCTGCGCGAGTAATGGCAGCTACAACTGCAACAAGTATTGTGGCTTTTTACTAATGTTTATCGGACTTTCTCCATCTTGCGTATCTGCTCAGGCAATAAATGCTGGTGGTGGTAGCACGGCTAATGCCAACGTAATAGCTTCGTCCAACGATGGAGATTTTCCTGCCGGTATTCAGTCTGGCGATATTATATTTACTACATTATCAAGCACTGGGCTTATTACCGTTGCCATAGACTTTACATCTGCAACATCAGGAGCTTCTGGTGGCGTAAACTATGATTTAGCCTATAAAATAGCTGATGGCACTGAAAGCGGATCGGTTGGTTCCGTAGCTCAATCTATAGGTTGTCTTGTTCTTAGAGATGTTAATATAGCTAATTTAGTAACTAGCGTAACTTCTGGCTCAACTTGGGACAGTTTAACTGGATTGACGGCAGGCAGTACTGTTGTTGCCATGGGCTATAGCAATAACGGCTCTGGTAGTTTTGGTGGAGTGACTATTCCATCTGGCTGGACGACGTATCAGTCATCAGGACTAGAAATAGTTGCAGTAAAGAATGAAACCGTTGCCGGTACCAGCTTTGCCTTCACAGGATTGAGTAATGGTGGAAGTTTGACTATGTGTTATTCTATAGGTATTGCCTAGCGGAATAAACCGCTGTTTATAAGGAGACTTATGGCGAACATAGATTGGCACTCAATCATGAACCAATACGGAAATAGAGATCCTAGAGATTCTTACAGAGGATGCAACATTGAGTTTTTTAATGCATACAATGAGAACAAAGAGAAAAGCCTAAAAGAGGGCCGTCCAATATACGACGAGATTCCATCGATTTCGTTTCAATGGCCTGGAATGGATAAGACGGTTAGACGTATTGAGCCGCAAGATATTCAGATGTTTCCAGAGAAATACGCTGCTTTTATGGCTGGTAATGAGCCAGTAGTTAGCGGAACTCCGCTTGCAGAGTGGAGCATTTGCCCAGGTACAGTAGTACGTCAGCTTCAGCATGTAGGCTTTAAAACGGTTGAGCAGTTGGCAGCAGCCAGCGATGACATTAAGCGTAAGCTAGGACCAGACGGTCGATTCATTAAGTTGGCCAAGGACTGGATGGAAGCTGCTAATAGCTCTCAGACTCAGGTCGCAGTTTTGAAGGACCAGCTTGAGCGAGAAAGGGCTCGTACTTCTAGGCTTGAGGAGACGCTGGAGCTTCTTATGCAGAGAGTAGAAGCTAACGAAGGTACTGACTTACGACCTGAACGTCGTGCTATGACTCTAGAGAGGTCGATTGCAGACATAGACGAGGCTCTTGACGACTCTATGGATGATGAAATTGAGGTTGAGGCTCCGGTTAAGCGTAGAGGTAGACCAAGAAAAGTATGAGTTTAGCGTCCGTAGTTACTAATGTTGCTAACGAAGCTGGCTACACAGTTGAGTCAAATGTAGTTGCATCTACAGAGATGACTACTAAGCAGCTACGGACAATTTGTAATCGCATCAATCGCGAAATGTCTGATGCCTATATGTGGCCTCAGATGTTTGCGTCTGGTGCGATTACATTAGTTAGTGGTCAAGCAATGTATGCTTTGCCAGCAGCGTTCTCACATGGTCACTATGAGACTTTTTGGAACTCCTCAACGCGCTGGAGAATCCTTGGTCCAATGTCAGAGCAGGAGTACGCAGAGATTCGTGGCTTTGGCTTAAACACTACTGTCTACCAGCGGTTCCAAATTAGAGGAATCTCCAACGACCAGCTTCTTATCAGTCCTACTCCTTCAGCAATAAATGCTAACAATGTAGTTATATTTGAATATATTGCCGATAGGTCAGTAAGACCTGCAACATGGGCAACCAACGTCGCCTTTACCGCAAGTGCGTTTACCTTCTACAACGGTAACTATTATCAAACTGCTGCAGGTGGAACTAGCGGCGCTACTCCTCCTACTCACACTAGCGGTTCTGCTTCAGACGGTGGAGTTACTTGGACATACTATTCTGGAGCATACAACGAGTTTGTCGCAAATACTGATGTTACTATCTTCAATGAAAAGACTCTTGAGCAAGGAGTTCTTGAGAGGTTTGCTGAGATTCATGGACTAGATACCGTTCAGAAACGGTTCGAAATCCAACTGAATGAGGACTTTGGAAGGACTCAAATGGGCAAAGTAATCTATGCAGGTGGTCATACTCGCGCAGAAATGTTTGCTAGAAATGGCACTGCTGTATTTGGAACGTGGATATAATGGCAGAAGCAGCACAAATGACTCCGCAGCAGTATTACTTAGACCTTGTGCAAAGAGGCCGTATGCGTCCTGCCGATGCTATGGCAGAGGTACAGCGTAGGTACGGTGCTCCGCAGTCTAGACAGCAGCAGCAAGAGAACGCTCAAAAGCAGCAAGATAAATCAGAACTAGCTTCTGCAGCAGGAATGATTGGTGGAGTCATCGCTGGCCGGTATTTGGTAAACAAAGTCGGAAAGTATATAGACATGCTTACCGGCAAGGAAGTTGCTGAAGAGGTAGTAAAGAAAACCGTTGAGCAGGTTGGTACAAGCGCAGGAACTACTGCAGCACAAACAGGCGCTACAGCAACATCAGGAGTTACAGAGGCAAGCAATCAGGCATGGAATGCTGGAGCTGATGCAGCAACATCAAATACTCCTCAAGTAATTAGCTCTGACGGTGGAATGTCTACCGTACAAACTCCTACCGGCCCACAGCAAGTTCCTACAGAATCTCTTAATGACGCTGGTTTCTGGGACTCCGTAAACTGGGGGCAAGTTGCTCAAGGCGGTCTTGCCGTAGCACAACTGTATGGAGCATATAAGGCTTATCAGTCTGGAGATAAGGTTGGTGCAGGTCTATCTGGAGCTACAGGTGCAGCGAACTTAGCTGGTGCTGCTGGAGCTGATTTAGGCGCTAACGTCATTCCAGGGCTTAACATTGCAACTGGTGCATACACTGGATACAAGACAGCAGAGGCCATGAGTGATATGGCCGCAGGTTCAAAGCGAACTCAAACCGGAATAGTAGGAGGTGCTGCAGCAGGAGCTTCTATAGGTGCAGGAATAGGCACACTTGTTCCGATACCTGGAATTGGAACGGCAGCAGGAGCAGCTATTGGAGCTTTAGTTGGAGCAACTGCAGGAGCGGTGGGCTCGTGGACTGGTTCAAGCAAAAACAAAGCGCAATTCATGCGCGACAACATTCGTGGAGTTTTGCAAAAAGGTGGAGTTCTTGATGATAAGTTCCAAGGCACTCTTGCCGATGGAAGCAAATTTGATTTTGGACAAGATGGTTCAAATCTTAAATGGAAAAACATCGATAAGCTGGCTGCAGAGAAACCAGCAGCATGGAATGGTGCAGTACCACTTTCAGATGCTTTGGCGGCCTCATACGGTTTCGTAGGTCAAAAGGCATCAGATATTTCTGCTTGGTATGCTCGCGCTGCAGTTTCAAATGCTGGAGATGATCCAGCGGTTGCCAAAACTAACATGCAGCATTTTGCTAAGCAGCAAGGCATTACCTTTGACCTTGTTAAAACAAAGCTAGATGAGGCTATGGCTGATAATCGTATTAGCCAAGGACAATACGATTCGTACCTTGCAGGCGCTAGAGAGCTTACTGCAGGAGTACAGGCTGGAGAAGGAGCTAAAGTAGAACCTCCGAAGAAAGGGCAGGTAGCAAGAGTATCGCCTGGTATGTATATGAACGATCAGGGCCAGGTATCTGCTGCTAAAGATATGAGGCAGGCTTTAGAGCGAAATTACGGCAAGTCAAAGTCTAACAAGAAAAAGGATGAGGAGTTATAGTTATGGCACGTCGTGGAGCAATGACAAGAGCACCGGCATTACGAGGACAAGCTCGTAGAGATTTCAAAGCACAGAGAGCTGCACAGCAAGCACAGCCAGTTCCTGCGCCACAGCAGCCAATGGCTCCTGCGCAACCGCAACCACAAATGCCAGCACCGCAGCCTCAGTCTGGAGCTTTAAGTGGCGCTCTAGCTGGTGCAATGCAAAGTTATAATCAAATGCCAAAGCAAAATCCTAGAGAGCAGTGGTTACAACAGCAAAAGCAGCAGTGGAGAAGCCAGGAGCTGACACCAGAAGAGGCCAATATGCAAATACCAGTAGGCGGCGGCTTCATGGGCGATCCAAACTACTACAGTGGTCAAGGTCAATCGCCAATGGCAGGTTTTCAACAAATACCACCGGACAAGATGTACAGATTTCCACAGCCAGCAGGCGGCCCTCAAATGGCCAACGCGATTGGAGCTGTAGCAGGAGATTATCAACAGGCAGTAGTTCCAGATCAATCCATGCAGCAGCAACAATTTCGAAGAATGCCAATGCCTATGCCTAACAGAAGGTTGTACTAAGCAACTATGAGTTTTCAAGGTATCACAATGCCTCCTCCGTCATTAGGGCTTGACCTAGTCAGCCCTGTAGACGGTATGGATCCAGCCTCAGCGCTGGAGCTCAGCAACGTGTTTCCTGGCGCTGGTACTCCGTCGGTTCGAAAAGGATATGAAGAATTTGCTTCACTAGCAGAATCTACTCCTGTGAAGTTCATGAAAGAACTTCCAAGACCAAACGGAACATCGCAACTTATAGTAGCTAACGACTCAAAGATATATTCAATATCTTCTAGCGGAACTGTGAGTAATGTTAGCAAAGCTGGAGGCTATACAAACGGTTCTTGGAACGCAGAGGTTTTTGCCAACAACATTTATATGTGTAATGGCGTAAACAATGCTCAGGTTTACACTGGAACTAGTACTGCTGCAGATTTACACGCAAACTTTGCTGGCGGTGGTAGCACTCTTGATAAGCTCATTAACGTCAATGCATATCGCGAAAGACTCTACTTTGTAGAGAAAGAGTCTTTTAAAGTCTGGTATCACGATACTGTAAGAGCTGTATTTACTATTGCGAGTTCTCAGCTAAAGTCTTACGACTTTCAATTTAATATGAAGCGTGGAGGCTATTTGTTGTTTACTACAACATTTAGCAACCAGACTGCTGCTACGTCTCAAGATTACTTTGTAGCAGTGTCTAGCGAAGGCGAGATAGTGATGTATTCTGGATACTCTCCAGACGATACAGCATGGCAGCCAGTGGCTCACTTCATGATTGCCAAACCTCTAGGCCGTAAAGCCTATGTGCGAGTAAACCAAGATACATGGATAATTACAGACCAAGGAATTGTTCCTTTATCTGCATTGTTTCAAACAGATCCAGAGCAGGCGTTAAACGTAGTTAGCTTAAAGATTAATCCTCTCATATCGCAATATGCGACTAACGCAAACCTTGTAGATTTTTGGCATGGATTTTTTTGGGGCTTAGGTCGCAGAGTTTATATCAGCATACCTGATTCAGAGAACACTGCATTCTTTCTCGTTTATAGTTTAGATACTAAGTCATGGACTCAGTTTAATATGTATAGCGGAGAGCACATAAAAAGCTCCTGCAAATTCTTATCAAATCCTTATTATGGATCTGCTCTTGGCAAGATTTATAAAGGAGAGTTTGGATATTCAGATGTAGTTACTTCTACATCTACTGGCCAAGGAATAGGCTTTTCTGGAAGACTTGCTTTCTCGTTTTATAACTCACGAGGTAATTACAAAGCGTTTAAGGATATGCGTCCTATAATACGCACTCGTAGAGGAATTAGTCTCAGCCTTGGACTTGATACTGATTTTAAACGTCAAAGTTCTCTTGGAACAATAAACACCACTATTGGTAACTTTACTGCATGGGGCTCTCGCTGGGGCATTGGAGCAGGAACTCTTAATCCATCTACTGGATTACCTATGCCTACTTTCTATCAACCTTGGTCGGCTGATATTGACTACATATTTGATAGATATGCAACATTAGGCCAGGGCCACTGTGCTGCGATACGATTCGCAGGAAACATAAAGGGCTCTCCGCTTGATTTTTTTGGATTTGAGATTCGGTTTATTCTTGGAGGACAAGTATAGTTATGGCTAGAAAAGGTGCAATGACAAGATCGCCTGCTAAGTCAGAGTCGAAACCTCCTCCAGGTAAAGGTGCTGGTGTTGGCAAGCCACCTCCTTCAGCAGCTAAGCCACCTCCTCCTGCAGCAAACAAGCCTCCTCCTGCAGGTGGCATGACTTTTAAGCATGAAGAAAATCAAGCTGCTTATAATCAGCTATCTCCTAATCAACAGGCTCGTTACAGAAGGATTCTACAAGACAAAGGTAGAGGAGAGGCCAATAAGTGGATGGGCAGCGTTACTGGCAGCAATGTAGTAATGCCAGGCCAAAAGGCTCAGCCAGCAGGTCAACCTCCAGCATTCGGAGACATGAGCACAAAGCAGCAAAACGAGGCTTTGTATGAAGGCTATGGAGGTCTTTATAATCAAGCTGTGACTGGCGCTCAGAACTTTGATGTCAACAATCCAATGGCTGGATACGGACAGGCTTATAACCAGGACGTAGGTCAAGCTACTCAAGATGTAATGGGCCAGGCTGGGCAATCATCTCAAAACTTTGTTGGCAATGCAGGAGCTGCAAGTCAAAACATTCTCAATCAAGCTGGTGGTTATGAGCAAGGATTTAATAGCCAGTTAGAGTCTGCTAGAAAGAACGTAATGGACCAGTTTGAGCGCACCA